TATTTTTTTAAGCGTCTTCATCGTGATTCGGACTCCCATCCTTTAATTATGTCTTTACTAAAGTTATTATAGGAAAATTCCATACGGTCAACGATCTTTACAGCACCATTTGTTAGGTGATCTATAGCAACATAGCCTTCTGCTCCTGTTACTCTGAACCCGTCTTTAGTCTTTACAAATGTATTTATACTATCCATACTATCCAGATGTTTTAATAGCTTAATCTTAGCGTTTACTAGCTCATTTTGCATATCAATCATACTTATAAGGCCATCTTTATTGTCATCTGAGAAGAATTCTAAGGCTGCCAGTTTTGCCTGTTCCTTCCTATCTTTCCCAGCATCGCTCTTAAGCCTTTCTTTTTCGGTGTCGTAACGATTAGATATCCAGCTGATGAGTTCACCAACGTAGGCTTTTGAGTCTGTGACTTCATCTTGTGATCTAACTTTCGTATTTCGAAAGGTATTAACAAAGAGGTTAATATCTTTATTTGAAGCCACGTCATTAAGCGTCGTAGCCTGGATTTTTTGAAAGAGCTTTCCTGCGTTCGAGATATGTGTGGTAATTTCATCTGTTTCCTTTTTGGTTAATGTGGCTAAACCAGATATGTCTGGTAGGTTGGCGGACTTCTGCCATACCGTTCGGACATTCTTAAATGCTCCAGTGGTTACACCAAAGGATGCACTCATAGATTCAAAGGTTGAGCCTGAGTAATAAGTATGCCACACTACTCCAATCTTTGCACGCTTTATTTCTGCTGCTGCTTCAACGGGTATTGCATATACTATAGTATTTGGGTGGAAGGTTACATACTTCTTCCCATCAATTGTTTGATTTTTTAAGTCTGGTTTTGTGAACATAATGTCACCTTGGTAGACTCCTTTTCTTATGCCAAGTTTCTTTAATTCTTGAAATGCTACTGTTAGTTTCTTTGCTAGATCACCAGAGGTATCAGCTTTTACATCCTTTACTGATTTATACACCTTAGGATTCTTATTGAATATTCCTTTCTTTGCAACAAAGAACTTACCATCAGATGGATCGATACCAGCAAATACTGCAGGAGCTCCATCCCATTTGACTGTGACTGCTTTAGTATCATTCGAATGACCAGCCAACATGTCTCTTAAATCTCTTAATGCAAAGATAGCTGATCGTGCTCCGTCTACTCCACCATCAATCACCATGTCCTCAATATGAGTCATGTGAGTATTCTTTGCTTCTGCTATGTGTTGTTTAAACTTCATTGAAATTCCGTTATTTTAGTTTCTGGAACAGTACCAGTACCTTCAATATTATAATTGAATGAACTTGCTCCACTCTTTTTAAATGCTATCTTATGGTATTTAGCTACATCATCAACAGTCTCTGCAAAGATCCACATGTTTACTACATAGTATTGTTTAAATGGCAGAACAGCAACTTTTAAAACACTAATCGGCTTACCATCTCTCTTTGGTGCAGCCTGTTTAATTGTACCAACTGTAATAACTTTATAATCTGCTTTATTAGGATTACCAAAGACCTTTACAACTGGAAGGTTTGTATCACCCATAGCCATACTTTGATTTAAATCATTAATAACATTAATGCCATTTTTCTTTACATCTTTAATAATATCGTTTACAAGCTGAAATGATATAACATTACCTACTAAGAAGTTTATTGTGGTCTCATTAATTTGTACATTGTTTTGTTTCTCTATACGTATCTCCACAACATCATTACCCTTTGTATCAATTTTCTTACGGTAGTTCTCAATTGTTTTTGCGTATGATGAATTTAATCTCTTATCTTTTACAATAGCATTAAGCATTGCACCTTGACTCATCTCTGTTAGATATTTACTACGCTTTGTAAGACGCTCAAGTTCTTTTTCAGTACTCTTTTCATATTTCTTTCCTAGCATAGATATCTTTTTAAATAATTGTTTACCGAAATTAAGAACATTTTTTGCTGCTTGTTGAAATCTTTTTACTGCGTCTTTACCATAATCTCTTATCTTATCTATAGTATCACCAAAGAATCCTTCTTGCAAATACTGTTCGGCAAGCTCAGGGAATTGGTCACGTACCCTTGCAAGATCCATATTATCTTCACCAGGCTGGTACTTACCTTTCATAAGCGTTGTGATCTTACCAAGCTTTGCTTGGCCATCAGCCTTCTTTAAAGATATTTGATACCATTCAACACCATCACATTGTATTAAACCGGTATCATCATCTGTTATAATTGGGTTTTTACTTTTTAATGCAGCATACAATTCATTGGGTGTACCGTTAATAAGAACACAGTCCGCTGTATTTGGTTTTACACTACCTGTAATGCCTTCTTTATTTTTTAAAGCAGCATAGTACTCTGTAATACCAGTCCAAATTACATATGGTTTAGTGAATCCAATTTCTTTTTGTCTGTAGTAATATGAACCATTCACTAACATGATTACATCTTTACCTAATGATTTATCTGCGTCAACATACGCAACAAACTTCTTCCAGTCTTTAATGTAATCTCTTATTTTAAAATCACCGCCAACAAACAATTGCTCTAATGATTTCTTAAAGTTACTCTCGTCTAAAGGTACTCCTATGAATAAGCCAACACACTGAAAAAATTCTAAGAAGTCAGTGGTAGTAGCAATACCAAAATCTTCTAAGTCAACAGCTTTTCCTTTACCAACAGATCCTTTACCAAACTTGTATGTAGTTGCTCTACCACTTATATCAACTGATCCTTGCAAGTCTGTGTGAACCTTTGCTACTTTGTTTTTACCAGTATCAAAGATTAAAGGAGTATCATGCTTATTTTTTAATTGTTTATATAGATCAGCTATATCAGCTAGTTGCTCATCAGAGTATCCTATATGTTTAATATCTGCTGGCTTTGTATAAGCAATAGTATATGCTTCTTGTATATACTCTTCTACCCAACCTGAATCATCTTCTTGTGGTGCTGGAGTTTTCTCTTCGTTTTTCTTCTTATTGTATATAGACCAAGCAAGAGCAAAAGCTTTTTCATCATCCATACCATCGGCTTTAAATCCCTTTACTAGGGCTTTCATGCCAGGAGGAGCTTTTTCTTCTAGTTGTTTTGTTTTAAATGAAAGCATTAATTATCTACCTTTGCGCCAGCTCTCCATTGGTAACATGACCAATATCCTGCTTTAGTTTTATCTTTTTTATCTGCACAATTATGACGAGCTCTAAAAGCTTTACGTCTTGCAGGATCATCTCTTTTAATTTCCATATTAGGATCACCGAAGTTAACCTTTACAACATTACCTTTACTGTTCTTTACATATACGTGGAACTTAGATGCGGAACCTTTAGGTGATCGTTGAGGGTTATTTAATGAAACGGTTTTACCTTGATACTCTGCTTCGCTTATTACCTCATCTTGGTATTGTTGCTCACATATGTGATCTATTGCTTCTACTTGTTTATATGTTTTCATCAGTTATTTTTTATCCATGCCTTGGCTGCTTTATTATTTGGCAGTTTCTTAGACCATTTCTTAATTACATTTTCTACTTTCTTAATTAAAACTGGTGTTCGCTCTCTTACTGAGTTATCTATCTCGAAAAACATTTTACCAAATGATCTCTTTAATGGTTTTAAACTTTTCTCTAATTCGTTGTATTTGTCGGTTACAAGTTCTGGTCCAATAGATCTTCCACCTGCTTCACCCCGCTGTCTGTCAGATTCAATAGAACCTTCTAAACCAAGCTTGACATATATCATAGATGTCTCATAACCAAGCGCTTCTAGTGTTTGCTTTTGTGTTAATACTTTAGAAGAATTTGCACCTGTACCATCAATAAGTAGACCTAATCTACCTACCATGGCGTGACCTTGTTTGGCTTTAGTATGCCTCTTTGCTACTGTTCGAACTACGTTACGTTCATATTCCTGTTTAGGATTAAGGATAACTGCACCCTTGTCATCAGTCAAACCTGCTTGTTTCATATAACGAGTAAACTCCATATCAGAGTTAATTTCTTTATATCCTAATTGGGCGGGTAGTGCCATAGATTCAGCGACAAAGGATTTACCTGCGCCTGGAGCACCTGCCATAAAAACCGCTTTGAATATTGAAGGATCGTGTCTTCCTTCTGATATGTAAACCTTTAA